CCGGCCTGAATTCCTTTGTCCTTCAGACCCGCAACAATTTCTTTTCCAACGTCCTCAAAACTTTTTTTACCTTCTAAAACATCAACGAGATTTTTACCAAATTTTTCGGCAATTTCATTAGTCGCACCTGTCACTTGATCCTTTTGAGGTAATAAATCTCTCAAAGAGCTCGACACGGTTTCCGTTAAACCTCGTGTCAATTCAGGAAGATCCCTGATACCTTTTGTATCTGCAATTCCTCCAACTAAATTATTCTTAATAGCTGTAAGGTTACCCGCAGCAATTTCACCAGCACTCAATTGAGCTCTGGCAATATCTTCCATAGATTTGGGTGCACTCTTCGACGCTTCTATTGTCGCTTTTAATTGATCCTCACTAAGTTCACTTAATTTTTTAAAGTCATCTTTTCCTTCTTCAGTTTTACCAACTTTTATAACATAATCACCACCTTTCATCTCAGCAAGATTAGCGACATACATTTTATCTTCTTCGCTTAGATTACCGGCAAATGAAAGTTGTTTCATAATCTCACCAGAGTTAGCTGCTGCTAATCCCATCTTAGTAAGATTCTCATAAGATATACCTGTCTCCGTAGCAATTTCTCTTAATTTTCTTATACTACCCGGATCAATCTTAAAAGACTTAGTTTTTTCATCAAAAATAGTAAATGAGGCAGCAACATCTGCAATTGATTTTTGTAAACCTGCCGGATCGTTAATCGTCGCATCCATTAGTGCAAATGGATCAGATAACATACCCATATTAACACCCAATCTTTGCATCGCAGATGCCACCTGAATAGCCCCTTCAGGGTCAAATACTTTTTCAGCAAGAGCCGAGGTTGCATTCATATTAACCCTTAACATAGCCGATTGTGCCGCCATCTTGGTAAGTCCCATAACACCTCCCTCGAAATTATATCGATTCATCATTTCTGAGTTGCTAAGAGCATCTTTCATGATTTCTTGAGTATTCATTCCAATACTTCTAATATAATCGACCGATCCCTCTAAATTATCCTGTATATTTCCAAACTGAATACCGACATCGGTTAGCGGTCCAACAAATCGTTCTGGTTCTTGTCCTATTACCTTCGAGATTGTTAACAATTCTTTTAAGGACTCATTAGAAGCAATGACATTCTTTCTTGTCTCTATCGAAAGTTGGCTAATAATTTTAGCTGCTTCGTTAGCTGTATCACCAAAAGTATTGAAAAATGGTTCGACATCTCTAAGCCCCCCTTCCATCTGTCCAATTCTTTCACGAGTTTCTCCAAACTGTTTGTTCAATTGGGAAGCAAGAGCATTAATTTGCTCAAGGTTCAATCGTATCTCAGTTCCAATTTGTGTGAACCCTTTCAGTGCTTCTTCTGTACTTTTTACTTTGTCTCTTTCATTAAAATCTTGCATCAATAGGTTTTCATATAAATAGATAAGGGACCAATTTTAGGTCCCTTTGTTATTTTCTTCTATCCACTTCTCAAGTAAAAACTTTCTCACAAAGACGGGCATTATAAGAAAATCCTGATATGATATGTGTAATAAAGAACTTAAATAATAAAACTCTTCAGTTTGTATTTTTCTATAATCAGAAGAAAGGACGAAAAAAGTCCACCCCAAAACCAACGTTAACCGTTAGTCTATCTCCTGATGGGGTAATTACAACTCTTTCCATATCTAATTTTGGCTCGTTGTCATCCAAAAACTTTCTTATGTGTTTAGAATCTGCAATCATCATTGTATTGATAATTTGACCAATTTCACCTTTGTCTCTACTTCCATTGTATTCCGCAATTTGTCTCTCGAGTCTCCAAGTTGCTCTTGGTGCTGGTCGTCCTGCGGGGTATTTTGACGCCATAATTCTAAGTTCAACTAAGTCTCCGAAACTCAATGGTTTTAATTTGACTGACGCACCAGACACAGGTAATACTGTCTCGAATAAACCTTCTTCGTTCGGTTTTGATCCTTTTCTTATATTCAACTCATCTAACAACACGGTTGCTTGGAATGGTTGATTAGTTTTAGGATCTGTAACATTGACTACCATTTCGGGTCCAAATGCCGTGTTCCTTAAAAAGATTAGAATTGCCTCGATGTCTCCTTCCAAAAGTTCTTCGGGTCTAAGGTCTGGTTCGAATAACTTAGCTCGAACTAATGCCATAGTTAAATCATCCGATCCACCCATTAAGATGTTTTCATCGTTGGCGGTAAGATATCCTACTTTAACAGTAGATTTCTTGCTTTTATAAAACACACCTCCCGATGGTAAAGGTACCACGTCGTGGGGTAATGATATGTTTTGTTGTGCATATTGTGATGTTTGATTATCCATAAAAAAAACCGTGAGGTTTTGTCCTCACGGTTAAATATAAACTGACTTTACTTTTTATAAAGAATTAATAAATAAGAACACATCTGTCCATTCTCAAAGTAGTTGTAATATTCGCTAAAGCATCTTGAGAATACGATAAAGCGTTGAAGTTAACGTCTGTTAAGAAAGTTCCGTAAAGAATCCATTTCTCAACAACCACTCCTGTTGGATCCAACATTTCAAGGTCGATATCTTTTTTGTAACCCGCAGCATATCCCATACGACCTGTAACAGATTCTGCATGTAGACGAACCCACTCCATAAGAGCTTGAGCCGCTGATGGTCCAATTGGATCACGGAATGTAACGTTTATTGGTTGCCAGTTAAATCTACCAGCAACGTAAGTAGAGGTATTCAAAAATTGAATCTCTGTAGCTCCGATTGTTATGTGAGGTCTTGCTGCAGACTCCACAAACCACTCATTAATACCCAATGTCGAAGGAAATCTCAAAATGAATCGATTCTGACGTTTCGGTTCGTAAGGTATAGGCATTTTCATCAGTAAGTCAGCCATAGTATATTATTTTTTTCTTTTTGTGTTTATAAGTATAAATATATCTCGAATAATTTTTTTCTCTTTACTTTATCGTCAAAAAAAAGTATTCATTATTTCATTCTAGATTTCTTTCCAGTACCAGTATAATAAGTTTTAACTATATTATCTGGATCTTTATCAAACCTTTTCTTCATTACTTCTACATTTCTTATATCATCATCTGAAAATCCAATTGTAGGAGTAAATTTATTAGCAATATCCTTTTTTAAGAATGCTCTTTTATTAAATAATGCCGCTAGTCCTTTTATGTAGTCAACAAATCCTTCCATCGCAGTAACTTTCGCCTCCTCAGGATTAGTTGCACCCCCCTCGTCTCCAAAAGAAACAGGATGATACTTGTTGAGTTCCAAATATGTTTTTATTAATTCATTGTCCGTCATTTCTTCTTCACCCACAAATGAACGGTATTTTCTAAGATTCTTAAGTAATTGTTCCTTACTAATCCCATTAAAATCATTTAATATGTAATTGTAAACCGCTTGTTTTAAAGTGTTAGGGTTGTGACCTCTTGCTGTGATGATTGAAAATATTGAACCATTATTGATTGCCTCTCTAAAATCATCGAAAGCAGGACCAACTTTAGCTTTCATCGCGTCAATTATAAATTGTTTGTCCCCCTCAGTTCTGAAGTTTCTAAACGGATTTTCTGCAAACCCCACAATAGTGTGTCCGTTATAATCAAAATCACTCTTTCCAACCTTTGTTCTATACTCCGCAAAATCAGCAGTCGACATACCAACCTCCTCACCGTTATCGTCCTTTAAAACAATTTCAGTCGGCATATGAACAATATTATCATCCCAATCGAATGCGTAATATTTCATATCTGGAGAACCTTTGGAATCAAACCCTTCTTTAAATTCTTTCTTCATATTGGCTAAAGGGGGGAACTAGTCCCCCCAATTAATTTTAGATATTTTCAAACGTAGCCCCCGCTGGTGTGATTAAGAATTCAATATCGATGAATTCAAGAGCTTTCGTTGGTTTAAGATAAATCTTTCCTGTTAGTGTATTTCTATCAAGATCTTCAGGTGAAGATGAAACTGTCACACGGAAGTCGTAGATACCTCTGTCTCTTCTAATAGAGTCAAGGATTGGGTTAACACTATCTAAGAATTGTTGTCTTACAATCTCGTCGTTTTGTTCGAACAATAATCTTACTGCTACTGCTGAAATCAATTTACGAGCTTGAAGTAAAAGTCTTCTTACGTTCAATCTGTCTAATGCTGAATCAGCTTGTTGTAACGTTTTGTTACCCCATATTACTGTTCCGACATCAGAGAAAGTTGCGATAGGATTAATTCTACCTTTGTATAAAGTATCTCTGTTTTCTTGAGTTAGTTTAATTCTTGCTTTGATTGAATTTACAAGACCTCTTGTGTAACCCGCTGATGCGAACCAAGGGAATGCAATGTTATCAGTCAATGCTAAGTTTCTACAAACCTCACCTGTTGGTGGGATGTAAAGTTGTGTATTGTTAACAGTATCTCTTACAAGAATCCAAGGATAGTAAGTCGCTGTGTAGTTTGAATCGATACCTGTTTGTTCTAAATTATCAACCGCTTCTGTTGGGAAAATTAATCCTAAGTTATCAGTTGTTGTTGGTAGGAACATATCGTAGTCAGGTGTTGTACAGATATAAACTGAGTCAGCTCTATCATCTTGAATCATATTGATTGCACCTTCAACTAAATTACTATTATTAACATAGTCGATACTTGAAGTAGCGAACACGTTAATGTTAGTTGCTTCAGGATTTGCAAAAGTTGCAATACCTAATTGGTAAGCGTAGTAGTCGGTGTTTGCCCAATCTGAGTCATCTCCACCAATTGATATATTCTTGAACGCTCCCCATCCTGTTGCTGTTGGGTATCTTGATGTTGGACATGCACCTTTTAAATAACCTGTCGAACCTAAGATAAAGTCGTCACCGTTTGTTCTTGACTCTCTATAGATATCCCATCCGTCAAATCCTTTTGCGAAACACACAGTGAATTTTCTAGCGAATAATCTATAATATGGATTTTCAGGACTTGTTGGTTCTGAATTGAAACTTGCGTCTCCTACATAGAAAGATGATTCACCACTTGTTGTAAACGCATTTCCGATTGTAACAACCGTTGCACCTGAGTCCATGTGGAATCCTTTAGTTTTAGTATTCCAAGGTGTACCGTCAATAAGATTACAATGGTTCAAATTATTTTGGTAACCTTTGAACATTAAGAATGATTCATCAATACCAAGAGAACTTGAGAACCCTAAGAAAGTTCTTCTCACATTGTCACCAGGACTTGTTACCACATTTGATCCTCCGTTTGTTGTACCGAAAGGAGGGTTATAGATAACTTGACCAGGGAAATTATATTCTGTTTTATAAACAGGAACTGGAGATAAAACATCACCAGAGTAATCTCTCATAATATAACCTTCAAATCCACAAGGTAATGCATCTACAGGGAATTCATCAGATAACTCAATCATAATAAACGCTGAGTTAAGAGGATATTCACCATCAGAAGAACCTATCTTTTTAGCAACAAATGAGTTACTGTTAGGATCCATAGTACAGTTCGTGAATTTTTCAAGAACTACAGGGTTAGCATCAGTATCAAAGAAATCTCTAACCATGATATCGAATGTGCTATTATTAAATGACATATTCATTATAGAAATCTTAACTTCTACGTTTGCAGAATCACCGTCAGAAATCGAAATGAATTTAAATAAATTATAAACCTTATTACCTCTAAGTTCTGAAACAACGAATGGAGTTTCAGGACTTTGATATTGGAATACATTATTTGCAATTGAAGACGTGTCTCCACCTCTTGCTTCAGGTAATGCAATCAACTCCGCATTTATTCCACGAATATATCCTTTATTGTAAGCATAATTTAACATGTTTTGATAAACCTCTTCAACAAATAACGGAACTTCAAATCTTAATTTAGCAAAGTTACTTACACTGAATACCTTTGTGATGTACTCAGAATCTGAGTTTTGAAGTGAAGTCTCAAATGAGAAGTTTTCACCTTCAATTGTTGTACCTGTAATTGCAAAAGTTGAGAATGGATTTCTTGTTATTGCAGAATAAGAACCAACGGTGCTAATTCCAACATCAGTTAATCCTGTAACTTGATATGTTGGTCCTGCACTTGTTGAATTGTATAAACTAATACCTCTTGATCTTAAAGTTGCAACAACAACATCATTATATTCTGAGAACGCAGTACCAGAGAATGTGAACATTTGGCCTGATAATGATCCGTTAAAATTACCACTTCCTAAACTATTAAGTACCGATATTGATGTGTAGAATGAATAACCTGAATAACCGTTATTAGCTTGGTTAACGAATGTTGCATAATACCAAACATCATTATCGTCTGATGTTAAATCAGCAGAATTAAGATCCATGTTATTACAACTAAATACGTTTGTTAAACCAGTGATACCATCAGCAATTAACTCGTTGTATACTGTACCAGATAAAGAACCAAACACATATGCACTTGTTCCAGATAATGTTGTATCTCTGAAAATATCAACTAATTGAGTTGAGATGTCTTCTTGTAAAGTGGATAAATTTCCATTCTCAAGTTGATATTGTAAACCAAAATCATCCCAAATAACATCAGGAGTTGTATCTTGTGTTATGTTAACAGTTCCTCCCGTTGATCCCGAGAAGTCCATTTCAAATGCTGTTCCTGTTGTAACATTAACACCAACAGTAGTTGGGTCCACGTTAGCAATAGTGGTGATAGACCAAGAAGGTCCCGCATCATAACCTGATAATCCTAGTATTCTAGTCACGAACAATTGGTTAGATTGTTGTAAGTAAGACTTTGCGATGTACGCCGCCTCATATTTAGGAATTTGTGTATTCACAAACTTTTCAGGGGATGTACCACCAAAAAGAGTTGTGAACTCGTCGAAACTCGTTACGAAAATTGGTTCGAAGGCTGGGCCTTTTAGGGTTTCCCCTACTAACCCTAATGTAGTTACACCAACACTTTGCGCGACGAATGATAGGTCGGTCTCTGTTGTGTATACACCGGGTGAAACGAATACTTTACTTGCTGTTGCCATTATTTAAAAATTCTGTTCAGATTTATTTATACATAAATATTAAATTAAACACAAAAAACTTTACTCTTTATATTGTATTTATAAATTAGGCGCTTTTATTCTGCCTTTTTTCTGCCCATGAAAACAACGTCAAAAACGACAAAAGAGATAAAGAACATCAAAATCTCAATTGAGTCTCACAACACACTCAAAAAGTATTGTGATAAAAGGGGTTTAAAAATTTACAAGTTTCTTGAAAATTTAATTATGGAAAAGTGTAAAGAAAAAACTGATCTATACGGAGAAGATTAAATTAATCTCGCAATATAGACAATTTGAGAATCAGACGAAGGGTCTGTTGGTGTTATATTCAGTGTAAGATTATTACCTGATGTTAATTGAATCTCGGTAAGATCCGAACCATAAAAATCATCATTAATATAAACATCCCAAGAACTTATATTTTCCATACCGTCAAAAGATAAGTCTGCTGTATATTTGTAATTTTCTGTGTAAGCCGTAGTCCCCGCAGAAAAATTAAATGTTAAAGGAAATAAACTTGGATTTTTAGGGTAAGATTTTTTTCTACCTCCTCTTGATGTTTTAGCTTCCAATAATTGAACGGTTCTTGAAATTGCTGGTTTAACTTCAAACTCCTCTTCGTCAATCAAATAACCCATCATTAAAAATTCATAACTTTGTATGTAGTATTTTCTTTTGTCTAAGTCTACAACAGATTCGTCAGAAATATTTTGTAATATTATTGGAACGTATTGTCCTTTGATAAAAGTATATGCCTGTCTTGATGAAAACTTTTGAAGAACATTCTTATTAAGTTCATTCAACTCTCTCATTCTATTACAAATGAATTTAACACTATAAGTAATATCAACAGGTACGGGTTGAGGTATAGTATAAATGTCCATTCCTTTTCTTTGTCCGTCCCATGTAGGAACAGTGGCATAATAATATTGTTTTCTATTTGGAATGGTGTAAAGAAGTGCTGGATTAGATCCGTACTTAACTTCAGGATTTCTCACTGTTGTAATAAAAGGAGGAGATACGTTAAAGTCCGAATCAACAAAATTCCATGTTTCAGTAAATTGAGACCAGTTTTGTGTTGTTATGAGAACATCAACAGTTGGGACAACCTTACCTGAAACCACAGTTCTTAACTCTTCTTTAACAAACTCAAGCATACCTTTATCCAAATCGGCATGTAATACCGAATTAGGTAGGTAAGTACCGTCTTTGTTAATATACTCTAAAAGTTGTTCTCTTCTTGCTGAAAGAGTTTTAGGAGGAACTAACTGTATTTGTTTTTTTACTTGTTTCGGAAATCCCATATTATATTCCGTTAAATTCGTTCGTTGTTACAGGTGTTGCAATAATAGTTCTGTAAAACGGTTTATACCCACCATATGTATGTCTGTTATCTGAATTAACCCTTCCGTCATCACTAACAGAATAATACCTAACTTTACTTTCAGTTTCGTAATACCCAATGTAATCACCAAAAGAAATATCAATTTCTAAATCATCCAAAGTTCTTTGATAGACTGATACTTTTAAATTACCTGGCTCAGATTGTTCGATTTTTGAAGTTCCCAATCTTTGATTAGTTGGAGCCACAATTTGAACCATGCCCTTTATTTCAACAGGTGGAAGAAACTGAATACCGTCTTGCAAAGCTTCCCCATAAACATCATCTGTTTTGGTTTTATACTTATCAACTTTATACAAAACAAAGGTAAAGTTCATATCACCCTCTAACCACTCTTCACCCATATCAATATCCAAGGTGAAATCCTCACCACCAAAAAACTTACCTAATCTCGTTATTGGTACCAATTTTTCCATATATTGATAAATACATCAGAATCAATTATATTTGTTTCAAAGCCTTTATATGAAATTATATCCATCATTAAAAATATATTTAGATAAAAGTCCAATTCATGGACTTGGTGTGTTTGCTTCACAACCAATTAAAGAAGGAGAGATTATAGAAGTTTGTCCTATTATTGATCTTGGAATGTCTCCAAACGAATCATCACACATATTAATACACTATAGATTTAATTGGCCACAAGGAATTAATCCTGAGAAACAAGTCGTACCAGTTGGATTTGGAATGATTTATAATCACAGCAAAATACCCAACGCAAATTGGAGATCTAATTTTGAAAACACTTCTTTTGAGTTTTACGCTGTAAAAGACATTAACCCTGGTGATGAAATTTTCGTTTGGTATGGTGATGAAAATTATTGGTCTGACGGAAGACAAACAACAGTTCTTATCTAATGAGTATGGAAGTTAGTATAGAATCAAAAGCAATTTCCATTTTAGAAAACTATGATGGGCCAAACAATTATATTCAAGAACTAAAACGTAAATCAGTTCTTAATAAAAAGTTTTATCCAACAAGAAGTCAATCTGAATACATAATTAACTTTCACGACAAACCACCAAAGGTTGCCAAAAAGTGGGTTAACCTTGATTCGTACTTTGCACAAAAATTAGCCGACGACAAACTATACACAGAAATACCTGAAAAAATATGGATCGAAAAGTTATTGGCGGATAAAGAAAAGGCTTACCATGTTTGGGGTAAAGTATTTGAGACAGAACAACTTCACGATTTTTGGGTTCCAAAAGCATCACTAATCAAAGACAACACAGTAAAAAATGTTGTTATTGATTTTGAAAAGTATTCCCACAGACCTCTTTTGTCTCATCAAATTGAGGCCGTTCAAAAACTTGTTGAGAACAAAAAATATATCTTAGCTGATGATATGGGTCTTGGTAAGACCACATCAACTATAGTTGCTGCACTTGAGAGTGGAGCTAAAAAGATATTAATTATTTGTCCTGCGAGTTTAAAGATTAATTGGCAGAGAGAGATTGAGAATTATACAACCAGAAGCATTTATATTTCTGAAGGAAAGAACTTCAGTCAAGAACATGATTTTGTTATTATAAATTATGATATTATTAAAAATTTCCACAATGTTAAAAAGAAATCTGATTCGCAAATTCTTGGAGCCAATTTTGATTTGGTGGTCGTTGACGAAGCACACTATATTAAAAACGGTCAAGCACAAAGAACAAAACTAATAAACGACCTTGTAAAGAACGTTGATAGACTTTGGTTATTAACAGGTACACCAATGACCTCAAGACCAATGGATTATTTCAATTTGTTAAGTTTGATTGACTCACCAGTTGCCAAAAATTGGATGGCATACGCCATCAGATATTGTAGCGGATATCAATTCAATGCTGGAGGTAGAAAGATATGGAATGTTACAGGAGCCAGTAACCTTGAGGAATTAAGAGATAGAACCTCAGGTCTCACTCTAAGACGATTAAAACAAGATGTATTAGATTTACCTGATAAAATTATTACACCCGTATACCTTAGATTAAAATCAAAACAATACGAAGAGGTAATGGGTGATTATTACAATTGGTATGAGAAGAACCCCGATGAGAGTAAATCATTGACGGTTCAATTTACAAAACTTACCCAAGTACGACAAGTTATTGCCGAAGAGAAAGTTATTCAGACAATCGAATTGGCTGAAAACATAATAGAACAAGGTAAGAAGGTCATCATATTTTGTAATTTTACAAACTCACTCGATAGAATAATTCAACATTTTGGTAAAACAGCAGTAAGACTTGACGGATCAATGTCAAAACCTGAAAGGCAAAACAGTGTTGATAAATTCCAAGAAGATGACAAAGTGAAAGTCTTTGTAGGAAATATAAAGGCTGCAGGTGTGGGTATTACTTTAACCGCAGCAGAGGCGGTAATAATGAACGACCTATCATTTTTACCTTCAGACCATTCACAAGCAGAAGATCGAGCTTATAGATACGGTCAAAAAAATAATGTTTTAGTTTACTACCCAATATTTGAAAACACAATAGAAGGAATTATTTACGATATACTCAACAAGAAAAAACAAGTTATTGCTACGGTTATGGGTGATGTTAAAAATGATGTAGATTTAGTAGAAGAAATTATGAAACAAATTAACCAACGTAGACAATAACGAACTAACGGATTATTTATATGATAATCCAATATTATGAATAAAACAGAAAAGAAGATTGTACAACTCGAAAAACAAATACAAGAAAACCACGTAACACACGAAACCGAGTTGTTAATCACAGAAATGAAAAAAATTGGAATAGAGAAACTTCCCTATTCTTATTCAGCCCTCAAAACGTTCATTGATCCAGAAACAATGAACTTCCACTACAACAAACACTATAAGGGCTATGTAGATAAATTAAATGACGCACTCTCAAAGAAAAAATACGGAGACCTTGATTTAGAAAAAATTATTAAATCAATTTCAAGGTACGACAAAACAATAAGAAATAATGCTGGCGGAGCGTTTAATCACGCGTTGTTTTGGAATATGTTGTCGCCAAAACCAATGAAACTTAAAGGTGAGCTTGAAACAAAAATTAAAAAACAATTTGGTTCATTCAACAATTTCAAAAAAGAATTCGATACAATTGCCAAAGATAGATTTGGATCTGGTTGGGTATGGTTAGTTTTAACTAGTCAAAACAAGTTGAAAATTATGTCAACACCAAACCAAGACAATCCTTTAATGAATGTTATTGAAGGTGGTGGATTTCCTTTGTTGGGACTTGATTTGTGGGAACACGCATACTACTTAAAATACAGAAATAAAAGAGATGAGTATATCACAAATTTTTGGAAAGTAGTAAATTGGGACTTTGTCTCAAAGATGTATGAAATGAAAACAGAAACGAGACTTGCTGAATCCACAAAATTTAAGGAGATTCTATCGGAAGGTAAATCGGAAAAATGTGGACCTGAAGAATCGGAAGCAGTAAGAGTCATGTTTAACGTTAATAGACAAACAGAACAAGAATACAAAACCAACATCGACAGAATTCTAAAAGAAGTATTCCACGAATATTGGGCAGACAGAGATAACCAAGGTAATTTAGCAGGAATTTATAATTTTGAAAAACCAGGAAGATCCGTCCTTAACAAACTCAACACAAACTACACAGTATTTTGTATCTTACTAAAAGATATCAATAAAGTCATTCACTCAATAGATGATAAGAAACAACCAATAAACTTTATTGGTAAGTCACCAAAAGATCAAATTTCAGAAATCACTAGATTTATCAAAGCGTTAGATTATTTTAAATTCAGAATATTCAATCGAGAAAGTGGAACATTTCAAAATTTAATGAGAGCTTTAGTTGAGAGTGATTCTGCTGGAGAAAAAAGAGAAGAAATTACCGTTTCAATAATCAACAGATTTTTCAAATCACCTATTGCAACAAAAACAGGAAACTTAGGTGATGAAGATGATATGTTAAAAGGTATCGATACTAAAATAGAAAAAGACGGAAAAACATATACCGGACAGATTAAAGGATTTAAAGAAAGAATTGATAAAGACGACAAGATCATTTTGAAAGGTACAGGAAAAGTAAAAATGTATTCTACTGATTGGATGATTTTTCAGAAAGGTAGAAATGTTCTTATCTTCAATAAGAAACCAAACATTATTGGTGGAAATTTCGTTTTTCCTAAAGACGGTTTATTGTACGACATAAAATAACTTTTATAAAGTATTTATATTATCATGGCAGTAATCGGAGAACCAGAAAGATCCAGAATCTACACAAGAATCAAACACCAATTAGGTGCGCCACTTCGTAGTGTAGAATTGGAAGACGAAATGTTGGACTCTTTAATGGAGTTATCAATACAAGACTATACGCAATATACTTTGGATTGGTTAATCGAAAGTCAGTGGGTGAACTTAGTTAATCTTAATATGGACGAAAAGTCTGTGGCGAAAGCATTAGTTACAAGAACAATGGATTTCGAAGATCAATTCACTTATGCGTATTCTAAAATTGTTGGATTACAAACATCAGGACCTTGGGTATTAAAGAAAGATTATATCAATTTATCGGCAAATACACAAAACTACGTTATCCCAAAAAATAGAGAAGTCAATGAAGTTTTATGGTTTACACCGGCTGAAATGACTTCAGGATTATTTAATCCGTGGGGTGGAGGATTTGCAGGAGCACCAGGATTAGGTGGTGGTGCGGGTTACGCTCAAATGGGTTATCAAGGTTCGTATTTGATGACATCAGGATTTGATATGTTATTACGTCTACAAGAAGTTAATATATTAAACCGTATCTATGGTGGAGATTTAACATATAGAATCACAGGTTTACCTGACGGAGAAAGATTATTACAACTATACAACGTACCTGGCGGTAGATTCGATTGGGGAACAATCGGATATAACAACTACAGAGTTTGGTATTGGTACTACGATACAGAGGGAAAAGATAGAGACGCATGTCTTAAAGCTAATCCCGATATTATTAAACTACCATCTGATGTTCCTTTGGAAACATTAGAATGGGAAGACTTAAATGTTCCAGCTCAACAATGGGTTAGGAGATGGTTTACAGCATACTCAAAAGAAACTTTAGCAAGAGTTAGAGGAAAGTATAGTGGTAACCTGAAAACTCCTGATTCTGAGATAACCATGGACTATCAAAGCCTACTGACAGAAGCTAAAGACGAGAAAAGTAAACTTGAGGAAGAATTAAAATTAAGACTTGAACGTTTACGCCCTGAAAAAGTAATGGAAAGAGAGGCTTTGTTAGCGGAAAACTTGAACAAACAAATGAAGTTCAGAGCGTTTCCAAGACAAATATATGTAATCTAATATGTCTATTATTAAATCAATACCATCACAACGATTAGTGAATGGAAAAGTATTATTCACATCAGAAGTGTCTGTAGTTACAGGCGAAAATTTCTATCAAACAAACGGGGAGGAATGTATTATAGTTAGAGGATCTGAGTCCTCGATTGTTAAGTTAGACAGTATTTCTACAGACCACGTTGTTGTTAAATCCCTAACACATCTTACAATAATTCCTGATATGGGAAAAATTGACGAAGAGTTTGACGAAATCGTTTGCGACAAAGGAGCATGTATAGAATTTAGATTCTGTAACGGTAATTGGTATATCCTTTCTAGTGACGGATTAAAACAATCATAGTTACTTAACCTCTAACTTTTCTTTCCAATCTGATTCTGCTAACTCATACATGTAGTTGGAGTCTAATCCCCTTTTTTCCCAATAAGATAATTCACCTTCAGATAAAGTTAAAACTTCTTCTAATGTGTCCTGATCACCTTGTTCAAATGGATGACCATTAATTAATTCGCATTGAACTGTAGTGTAAATGCCTCTATCCACTGGATCTGTAACAATAAGACTATCTCTAACTTCTTGTTTGAATACAACAAGTAATGGTTCAATTCTTTTATTAAATGTTACAACAGCTCTTGGAACATTATAATCACCTGTCAACTCAGCGTTTTTCTCTAAAGTGTTTGGATCTAACATATAACAATTAACCATCACACCATCAGTTATTGGTTTTGATTTAGGGTTATTAAATAGGTTAACCGCATTCGTATCTTTAATTTGTTTTACAGTCATTTTCTGAACGTCTCCTTGAGAAGCCTTTGTTCCATTATTAACATACATAATAACATCACCAAGGTTAACATTAAGGTTTTGTTGGATTGCCAATTCCATATGAGCCATTCGAGACATACTATTACCCGATTTCGTTTTAGTATTCAATCTTTTATTATAATCCTCAATCGTTAATTTAACCTTAGCTCTTTGTGCTATTTTAGTCAAAGGTATTTTCTTATCAAAAATCTTCTGTAGATACTCATAATAATATTCGATGAAAGCTTTACCGTCACCTTGTAATAACATCTTAACGCCTTTATCTAAAAATTCTTCTATGTATACCGGTAACTTCTTAGACTTAATACTATTACCCGTTAATTTGATTTTACCTTTCGCATCCATAACCGCATAGTTCTTACGAGCCAAGTTAATACATGACGGCCATACCCCATCGGTATCAAGAGCCATCTCACCTCTCATAAAGATATCGTTATACTCCGCAACATCGGCTTCAGGACCATAATACTCTTTACCCAACGTCACCTTCCAATTCAATCCACGACCAACATAAACTCTATCTTTAGCATCATCAGGAGTAGAGAAGTTCACACCATCCGTATCCATTACCAATGGAACATAACCCTTAGTCATAAAGAACCTAATCATCTGACGAAGGTATTGCCTACCTGTACAAGTAATTTGTTCTCCCATAAACATGTCACCCCACGCATAAACCTGAGGGGCTGACAACGCACCGAACATCGAGTTAATGAAAATCTTAATCGGTAATTGTTTGTTACCATATGACTCAGACTTCTTACGATCTGTTTCATAATATTGTTCTGCGAGTTGTTTGTATTTGATACGGGTATCTCTGAAATACTTTAACATTCCTTTCATCGCACCTGTAACATCACACTCAGGAAATACATCGTGTACAAGTTGAATAGAGGGGTATAGAGACGAGAAGTCGAGCTTTAATACATTCTTACTATAACCAACCTTAAGTAGTCGAGAAAGACCTCCTACGAAGTCTGTCTTGGATTCCTTGGCAGGTATTGCAAGTCCGTGTTTATGAGACCATGCCAACATCAACATCTTCCATAATGTTGCGGTACCCATTGTAGATACTCTCTCATAAGTTGTTGGAATCATTGCCGCAAGTAGGAATGAACCTTGATTAAACTCTTGGTCAACCTTTAATGTCTCATCTAAGTCATCGTCAAGATACATCTCAACCAATTTGTCACCAGTAATCTTTTTGTATACCCCAGGAAACTTTACATCCAAATCTTCATACTCAGTCGCCTTCTTATAATTACCATTTTGTGTATTCAACCAAAACTCTTCTTTGTTGGTATACATCTTACCAATATTAAGGTGATCAATGTATACACGATCAGGAGCCTCAGCGTTAATAAATTTTGTAATATACTTCAAACCCGCAGCCTTAATACTTGAATTAATCGCCTGAGCTCTACGAACCGCATGAATAATATCAATAACGTTATAACCCCAAATTGAAGTTTGAGTATATGTCTCAACTTCGTTTGCAAGTTTTAACATACTGTCCTTTCTTGTGAATGAGTGTTGGGGGTGTAAGGACTTACACACTTTTCTTGGGTCAATCCCTAATATATTACATCTTTCGAATATCCAATGCCAGTCGAAGTTTGCTGAATTATATCCACCAATAATACTTGGTTTTAATTCATCAATAACTTTAAAGAATTCTATGATTGCGTTCTTTTCTTCAGACTCATCAATACATTCAATAACACGGTGATAACCTTTATTAGTTTTAATTCCAATCATGAAGATACGACCATCTTTAGGTTCAAGAGAAGTCGTCTCTAAGTCATATACCATTCGGGTAACTTCTTGATAGTTTTCAAACCCTTTGAATAATCTTTTTTCTTTGGTGATTAAGTATTGTTCTACAGGAGGTAGAATCATAACCTTGTCCTTTGTTTTTTCTCCCCACGGATCACACCCACCGTCACGGAAGAATTGGATAAGTTCTCTATAACCTTTAAGGGACTTAACCATATAAGTCATTCCTTTTTGTAATCTTTCGTTTCCGTGAGTTTCTAACTTATCGATGACAATAGAATATTTTGTCATTGCGGTTTTTTGTGATTCTTTAGAGTCACCATAAAAACCTATACCTCTTAAGTCTCCCACCCATGCGAAAGGTATGAAGTTATCTTTACGTATTTCTTTTCCCTTACCCGGGATCTCTTTAATTTTAAAAATGGAATTGGATGCGTAGTCGAATTCGATGGCTACAATAAATTCTTCAGGGTCGTTTCCGTGAAGGAACGATTCAATTTCTTCGTTACTAATCATGATGTTTTGCGAGTGGTTTATTGGCTTTCACGGTATTGTGAAATTTACCTTACTCATTCTACAATAAATATAGAAAACGAAACAGTTAGAATCAAATTAACAACAAGGAGATTCTGAAATAAAACTTGGTTGAACGTTAATGTAAAGTTCTTCTCTAATAGGAAGTATTAGATTTCCTTCATCATTTTTAATTAAGAATTGACCAATATACCTACCTGGTGTATTTGTCATAGTCGAAGTAAATTGGAAATAAACGTAATACTCAACAGGAGTTCCAGGTTCTGCAAAAGTTTTTTCAACAATGTTTGCAGGGGCAGAAACAACCTTAGGTATACCGTTTGCAGTATTAATCATACTGAAATAGATCGTAGACACTTCGAGTTGATCCATGAATACTACATAGTCACTTCTACCGTCTTTTACGATCTGCATTTTTAATACAGGCAAAGTTGCATTCTGCTTAATAAAAAATTCCATAACAATAAATATACGTTATGATTCTTTCCGTAAGCTTCTATCGTAATGTTCAAATCTATCGTGTTCTGTTGGAGTCATCATAAGTAAACCTGCGTAAATTCTATCCTTCTTCATTTCTTGATAAATGTACGACATCCAAGTTTGTTCAAATGGTCTTGCCCATGTTGTTTCTAAAAACATTTTTTTGTTTCCTTCTTTCGAAACTATCTGAGGCCAATTACAATAATATACCTCACCAACAGCATATGGGACTCCTTTGTGAGAAATAACCATATCGAACTTTGTTTTTGGAGCATTCGGATCAAGACCCATTTCAGGTAGTCTTGGTTTACCTGGCCAAAACTCATCTCTTACAGATTGAGGCACATTATACCAAGCCCATTGAGTTCCATTATCACCGAAAAATTCGCTATAGTTTAACTTTAAAAAATCGAAATTTTCTTTCTTAATAATTTCTAATGTCTTTTGGTAGAAGTTTGGAACAAACCTATTAAGTCCATTTCTACACACCCCATCTTTCGGGTGGAAGAACATATCATCTTCGAAGAAATGCATATAATCTAATCCACTCTTATCAAAGTGTTCGGCAATAAACTGTCTACCACCACAAATACCTAAATTACCTTCTTTAGGAACAATGTGTTCAAAATCATATTCTTTACATAATTCATCGTATCTATCATAAGTTGACTTGTCTGTTGAATTATTCAATAAGAATTTTTTAGGTCTTGTTAAAAAATCACTATCGTAGTCTTTCATTGAATTAATCAATGTCTCTAATTGTTTTGGACTATTGAAAGTTATAACATATAAACCAACTTTATTTAAGTCACCGTTAGATGGTGAAATCTTTATAGAAGATTCAGACTTGGGAACTAATTTGTCGTTCTTTAAATCTTCAAAGAATTTACCAATTAACCCATTACCTTCGATTTCAAAATAATTAATAATATCAGAATGTTTGTAACACATGATACTAAATAATGATTCCTCAGTACCCATGTATCCTTCACTTAAAGTGGATAGTAATAGGTTATAGTAGATTCCATTAATGTCGGAAATAGAATCTTTAGGACCACCAAAGAATCCTCCACGAGCAACTTTAGTAACCTTACCACCGGCAATGGAATTTAATTTATTGTATTCAAATCCATGTATTTCTGTTTCAGCACCATAAGGAAAAGAAATAAATGAAAACTTATTAATGTATTTCGATAATTTATCTAAAACTTTATCGTGAGTAAAATATCCAGGGTGAACTGTATTTGTAAGACCACCGTCAATCCAAAACATATATTCTGAATTGAATCCATCCATAATTTTTGCATCATGTAATAAAAACATTTTGTTCATTACAAGTGGATTATAATATTCTAACTTCGCCTGAGTTGATTCAGGTAACCATCCTGATAAATTTCTCCATTCAGGGTTATTTCTAATGTTTTGAATCTTATCGAAAAATTCATTGTTTTTGAACCACTCAGTTGGTCTTGTGATAAATTGAGTATTATCTTTCGATCTTCTTTCGAATACGAAATCCCTAAGACTTTCGTCACCAAAAATAATCATATTGTTATCTATCGATAACAATGATGTGAATTTATCCAAATAATGTTGGTATGATCTTGACCATCCATCGGAAAGTTGATCTCTTCCTATATCCCAAATACCCGTTACAAGTGTTATGTTACTCATCTATCTTATTTAATTCTGTTAAAATTTTATAGAAACTTTTATTTCTTTGGAACAATTCCTCATCAGTTCCCGGAGGACAGTTGTCTTTACACCACCATATATCAAAATGTTTTCTGTTGAACTTTTCTGGATGATTATAAAACATTAAAGTCATTACCTGTTCTTCCATTGGTATTCTTTCTTCAGGATCTTTTAATATTTGTTCCATGTATTCTTCAAACTTAGAAACATACCATTCAAAATTTTCCTTCTTACCTCCAAACAAACCACCAATTATGTGTATGTCTCTTTGGAAATTATCGTAGTATTTTTGACCAACCGTACCTGACCAATAGTTTCGATCATTCTCTTTACCAATAATAAACAACTTATCGTCAGTAAATTCGATTAAGTTATTTAAAAAATCATTATGAAATAAATTACATTCATAATACCTTCTTGTTGCACCGTTATCAGTCAAATATTTATTCGGTACTAATCCACAATGAGATAAACCAGCATCAATCCAATAATAATAATCATATGTTTTATCTTCATTCCAATACCAACTAAACTTAGAATATTGAACTTCAACACATCTATCTGATTTCTTTGTTTGATCAAGATCCTTTTTTTGATTTATTAAATCCTTAAACTTTGTATCGTATAAATCAAATACAACAAATTTTAATTTGTCTTTTGAGATGTTATTTTCAACATAAAAAAAGACTTCAAGGTCTTGTTTTTCGTCTTCTGTTGTGTAACAAATAAAATCAGCATTAGTCATTTTTAGTAATGACAATAAACTGTATCTGTAATGACCTCCTCTGGCGTGTCTACCACCTAAATCAGACCCTGCTAATCTACTGTAGATCGCTGTAATAAATTTAACCGACATAATATGGAATATGTTTTTTTTCTTCTTTTATTTTTTCATTTCCTTCTTCACTCTTAAATTCATTTGGAAGTTTCTTTGGTGAATATAAATTCCAATTATATGTTTGAGCATAGAAGTTATTATACATACCATGAGAAACATCAGAATACGAATTTCTTTGAGGTGCAATTGGTAAAATAGGACAATAAGATTGAAATTTAGGGTAAATAAAATTAGCCAAATATCCATCAATTGGAAAATAATAATCACCAGATGTTGTGAAAGCTGTTAGGGAAATATTAAACATTTCATCATATACAGATTTATCGTATATTAAAATATTTGTTGCAAAAGTTTCTGTATGTACTTCGCTTTCTTTAGGTGGAGTGTTTGTAATATCTAATAACAAATCATACTTATCACTTAAATTAAGTTTTCTGTTTAAAGTTGGTGTAATGTTAATAACACCAAACTCAATTCCATCTATTTGTTTTTCAATGTCATCTAACAGTGATTTAGCATATGGCATAAACACACAATCGTCTTCAATCACCATCACGCGATCATACCCTCTTTCTTTTGCAATTTTAATAATTCCTAAGTGAGAAAGGGTACAACCCATATAACTATTTCTATTAATTGCGTTAAATTTTTCAAACTCCCATCCCATATAATCCATCTCTTTTTTAATTAATTCGAGATTATCTGGTCGAGTTTCCAAATTAACAACAAATTTTGGAATATCTTGAAACTTCATTAACTAATTACATTGTGGTTTAATTGACCTGTGATTCTATCACACCATCCTTTAGATTCCGAGTGAGGCCAAACAACCCAATATTCAGGTAATTCGTCAGTTTGGAATTCTCTCCATACTTTACAGTATTTGTCAGGATCTCTCATGAAACCTGCAATTTCATTTTTGTCCGCATCTTTTCTGAATAAAGTTTTATCTTCTTTACCGTGGAATGCAACAACCCAAAAATCATAGTCTGTTTCAGTAACTTGAGAATATCCAATATCAATACAATGTTTAAACATCATACAGAAACTATCTTTCCATTCTTGTTCTGTCTCAAACTTATAAGGGTTTGGTGGATAGTTTTTATCTAAAGTATATTTGTCAATCGCTCTTTTCGAGAAAAGAATTCCTGCATACTTTTCATAATCAGTAAGAGTTCTTACAGGTCCGAACCCATAAGGACCATCATGACCTTCTTGAGTTTCTCCATCCATGCCGAATAACTTTCTATTTGCCAAATGACTTTTTTGATTTCTTCTTACCCACTCTTTATCGTCATCCCATTGTTTTGTTCTACCCTTACGAGTGTACTCGTGGTAAACAACTGGAATATGAGGGTGAAATAAATCATAACCCCAAGTGTAAGCTCTTGCTGCAATCGAGATTTCTTCTCCGTGGAAATAGTATTCAGGATTGTGTTGAACTTCAGTTGAAAATTCTCCTAATGTGAAACAAAAGTGTGCCGAATAAAATCTTGCTGTTACAGGTTTTTTCATTTCTCTCCAACCTGGAATTGTTTCAGGTAAGAAGAATACAGCACCTTCAGGAATGAATCTATCAAATACCATTCTCCACGCATCTTGTGCACGTCCTGCAGGATCGTTTTCGGGGTCAAAAGACGGAACATAACCCGTAAGTAGAGGTTTCTTGTATCCGTCCTTTTGTAACCCCTTAATCATTTTGATAAGGATATCATCCCAATCCTTAACAAATCTCATATGTGAATCTATTTGTAACGTATATGTTTCTCCGTCATATAATTGTTGTGTCAAGTTTCTTGCCCAACAAACTCCTTGTGCCTCTTGGTAAGGTATATCTAAGATTTTAAATCTTTTATCGTTTCTGTATTCGTCGAGGTTATCAAACCCGTCAGTTTCATTAAATTGTCTTGCGATTGCAAAAACTAAGTTTTTAGGTTTTTTGGCGTTCGCAATCATGTCTTTTAATGTTGGAACTAATTGTGGGTCTCTGTAAGACGCGATTTGGATAAAAATCTTCATTAATTTGTATTTTGTTTTAAAAATAAAAAACCCTATCCAAAAGAATAGGGTTTTAATTATATTGTTTGAATTAATTT